AAGACGTTCCCGAAAGAGAACAAAAAGCCTCTTGTAAAGAAAAATAAACCTCCCTTATTTCAAGAGAGGAGGAAGGAGGAGTGGGGATGAAATTTACAATTATTAATAACGAATTCTATTTGAATGATGTTAAATTAGATAAATTAATCAGTTATAGCATTGATGCTGATACTGATAGAACAAAACTCACTATTGAATTAATCTTAGATGATGTTGAAATAGATTCAATAATGAGTAAAAAATTATCTGATACCTAACTTATCTGAAATGATTTGAGAAATGATTTGAGATGAAATTTGAAGAATTCCATTCAATGTTTTGATACCGAGTTCTTTACAAATATCTTTAGTTTTAAACCATACTTTATCAGTTCTAATAGATTGTAAGAATTCGTGACCATGAAAACTTAAATCTAGAACACTGATATTACCGTCCATGAATGATTGGTATTTGTATAAAAAACCAGCTGAATCACATTGTCTTAAATGGTACTTAAGTTCTTCAGTTGTATATTGCTGTAAATTTTCAAGATTGTTATATAGTGTGAAACTTTTATCGAAAGTAGTAACCTTTTCAATCTCAAGTAACACATCTCGAATACAGTCATAATTTAATTCCATATATAAAATTCCCCTTTCTAAAGTATTAAGTATTTCATCGAAAAGGTTTAGTAGTAGAATTTAATTTCCAGGAAATACTCAAATTAATTATACCAATATAGTGAAAGGAGGTCAAATTATTATGAAAGAGTTTTACAACATATTAAAAGAACGTTTAGAAAAAACGAACATGTCTGTATATAAGTTGTCAAAAAAGACAGGAATATTTCAACAAACATTATATGCGTTAGTCAATGGTAACACATCAAGTCCTAGACTAGATCACGCTGTTAAGATAGCTAAGGTATTAGATATTGACTTAAACAAATTGAAAGAAGGTGTTTAAATGCAAGAACCTTACAATGCTTACCTGGATAAGATAGAAAACCCAGATCATTGGATAAGTAGAAATGAGTTAAAAAAATTCTTACAGATGGATAAGTCAAAAGACAAGTTCAACAAATTCATTAAAGAAATAGAAAGCTTAGATAATTCATTCTTATATATCCAGGGAACACTAACAACTAACAAGACTTTCAACAAGGTAAGAATTTACAACTATATTAACCAAGTCAACAGAGAAAGGGAACGTAACAATGCTAAAAACTAAAATAAAAAGAAAAATCAAAAAAGATAAACTAAATGTAATTTATTGGACGGTACTGGTCGTAAGTACTTGCTTCTTAACGCTAACTAATATTGATTGGCAATTAATTGGTGGAATTGCAACGGGAATAATTGCAATAGTTCAATTTTTGTTCGATAAAGATTTTAGTAAAAAATATTTTGAATAAGGAGAAAAAAGAATGCAAAAACAACACTATGAATATTACACGCCAATAATTGAATGGGCTGAAGAAAAAGGAATATTAGAAACTGGTAGACTTACCAAGCAATTACTTAAGTCTAGTGAAGAATGCCTGGAGTTACAAACAGCGATAGAAAGCTATGAGAATGGCAACAAAGAAGCCATTGAAGAAATTAAGGATGCAATTGGTGATATATACGTAACGTTGGCCATCTCAACAAGAATGAGAACCAAGAACCCATATATAATCTTTAAATTGATTAAGCTTACTGATCATAAATTACCAATGGCCGTTGATTATAAATATTATATCGTGGAACTAAAAAGGTTAGACCTTAGCTTATACGATACTTTCATTTCGGAGTCAATAACAAACTTAGATTTAAAAGTTGCTAAGTATGTTGAGTTTCTGGACTTTATCGCTAAAGATTACAACTTAACACTTTGCGAATGTATAGAAGCGGCTTATAACGTTATTTCTAAGAGAACTGGAAAAATGATTGATGGTAGCTTTGTAAAAGAAAAGTAGGTGTTAGTATGACTGACAAAGAGATGAAGAAATACAGAATTAAACTAAGGGAATTACTTGCTGAAAGGAATTTAAAAGTTACAAAAGTACAACAAGATACTGGTTTAAGTAGACCAACATTGAACTCTATTTTTAATGATAGAAATAAAGGTATCCAATTGGAAACTATCAATATCTTATGTAACTACTTAAAAATTACACCTGGTGAATTGTTCGCTGAAGTACAACCTATTAAGCCAGTATATCCACAAAAAAAGAAAATAGCAGCTATTAAAAAATAACCGCTATATAAATTTACTTACTTATATTTTAACACGAAAAGGAGAAATAAACAACATGACAAATAGAAAAGATATTAACGGCCCAGATCATTACAAAATTGGAGATAGTAACTTAATAGATAGTATTCAAGATATTGTCGATGACTTTGGAAGTGCTTGCCAATTAAATTTAATTAAATATAGCTGTAGAGCTAACAAAAAACATGAAGATCCAAGGGAAGATATTAAAAAGATTATTAGATATGCAAATTATTGGCTAAACCACCTTGATGGTAAAAAAGCAAGTGAACCAAGACTTGTTAAAGAAGAAACTAACCATAAAGAAGATTTCAGCCCGTTTGACAAATTAAAAGAAATGCTATCACCACAAGAACAAGACTTGATTAAAGATAAAGAGATAGTAATGGTTAGAATTGGCCACGATAATATTTATTTAGACAAAGAAGATGCACAAGAATTAATTCAACTATTGGGGGGTGCTGTATATGGTGAAGATTAATAAATTAGAAATAGAGAATGTTAAGAGGGTTAAGGCGGTTCAAATAGAGCCAACAGCCAATGGACTTACTGTTGTTGGTGGTAAGAATGGCCAAGGTAAAACAAGCGTGCTGGACTCAATTGCCTGGGCGTTGGGTGGTAATTCTTACAAACCATCTAACCCACATCGTGAAGGTAGTGTTATCCCGCCAATGATTAGAATACAGCTTGATAATGGGCTTATAGTCGAACGTAAGGGAGATAATGGAACCCTTAAGGTAATTGATCCAAGTGGTAAGAAAGCAGGCCAAAACTTATTAAATAGTTTTGTTGAACAATTTGCCATCAACTTACCTAAGTTTATGGAGATGAACTCTAAAGACAAGACTAAGGCGTTACTTAATACAGTAGATGGACTTGGTGAAAAGATTTATGAATTGGAACAAGAAGAACTAGAACTTTATAATAAACGCCGAACAGTTGGCCAAATTAGAGACCAGAAGAAACATTATGCTGAAGAACAGCCGTTTTACAAAGAAGTTGGAAACGAGATAGTAAGTGCTTCTGAATTGATTAAGGAACAACAAGAAATATTAGCTAGAAACGGTGAAAACCAACGTAAAAGAGATAACCTGGAGAATTTAACTGCTAAACAAACACTAGCGATTAATAAGAAGGCTGAATTAGAAAGACAATTACTAGAAATTAATAGCGAGTTAGAAACTCTTGAAACTGATATAGAAACAGCTAATAAAGATGTTGTTGACTTAATAGATGAAAGCACTGAAGAACTTGAACAAAGCATCGAGAACATCGAAGAAATTAATAGAAAAGTTCGCGCTAACCAGGATCGTGAGAAAGCTGAAATGGATGCTGAACACTATGCGCTGGAATATAAAGACTTATCAGATGAAATAGATGCATTACGAGAGCAAAAACTAGACTTGTTAAACGGCGCTAATTTACCACTAGAAGGGCTTAGTGTTGACAATGGTGTAATTACTTACAAGGGCCAACCTTGGGATAATATGAGTGGTTCTGAACAGCTTATAGTGGCAACTGCCATTGTGAGAAAGATAAACCCTCAATGTGAGTTTGTCCTAGTCGATAAGTTAGAGCAAATGGACTTAGAAACATTACTAGACTTTGCTAACTGGTTGAAAGATAACAAATTACAAGCAATAGCAACACGAGTAAGCACTGGAGAAGAATGCCAGATTATTATTGAAGATGGATATGTTAAAGAGCGAAAAGTTGAAGAACCAACACAAGTACAACCATCTTGGATGGCAAACAAAGGGGGTGAATTTTAATGAGAATTACTAAAGGTAAACGAGCAAGAGCGCAAAAAGTTGTTATTTATGGTACTGAAGGAATTGGGAAAAGTTCACTAGCAGCACAATTTCCAGAACCACTATTTATAGACACAGAGGGTTCAACAGACAATATGGATGTTGCAAGACTGGATAAACCAACAAGTTGGGTGATGCTTAATAATCAAGTTGCATTTATCAAGGCAAACCCTACTGTATGTAAAACATTGGTAATAGACACTATTGACTGGGCCGAGTCGCTTTGTGTTGATAATCTTTGTGCTATGCATGGTAAAAAAGGTATCGAGGACTTTGGATATGGTAATGGTTATGTGTATGCAAAAGAGGAAATGGGACGTTTCCTAAATAGATTACAAGATTTAATTGAAATAGGTATCAACGTGGTACTTACAGCACATGCGCAAATTAGAAAGTTTGAATTACCAGATGAAATGGGATCATATGACAAGTATGAACTGAAACTTGGTAAAAAGACAAGTTCACAAACAGCGCCACTTGTAAAAGAATGGGCTGATATGGTTCTATTCTGTAATTACAAAACTTATTTAATAGCGCAAGAGGGTTCAACGAAGAAAAAGGCACAAGGTTCACAACGTGTTATGTACACGGAACATGCAGCGGCCTGGGATGCTAAAAATAGACACGGGTTGCCAAGTGAATTGCCACTTGATTTTAGTGGAATTGCACATATTTTCGAGCAGCCAGAACCAGAAGTAAAACCAGAACCTAAAAAAGAAGAAAAGGCAAAAACTGGTAGTGAAATTATAGAAGATAAATTCAAGGATGTAATTACAGAAGTTGCTAACACGCCAGTAGAAGACTTAGTGGATCCGTTCAAGTCAGATAAACCAGATTATATCCCGCAACCATTATGGGACTTAATGCAGCAAGATGGAATTACTGAAGAAGATATCAAGCTTGTTAGTGAAAGTAAAGGATATTTTCCAAAAGGAACGCCAATGACTGTATATAACGAGCAAGGTTACTTAACTGGTTACATTATCCCTAAATGGGACGGTTTAAAACAATTATTAAAAGAATTAAAATAACAATAAAAAAAACAATATAAATTTTAAGGAGATTTTAAAAAATGATGAATAACAATACAAATTTTAACAACAACTTTGAAAGAGAATTAGACTGGGATG